GCCGTCAAGCAGCCTGGTGCATTCTGCTACGCCACCTGATCTAGGTAGTTCTCATCGTTCTGACTCATGAAAGTTGAAATCTTGAGGCCAGTGATGATTTCAGGAAAGCCCGCTGATGCGGGCTCCATCCTGGATATCGATGATGCTGATGCCGTGACTCTTCTGAGTCTCGGCAAAGCCATCGAGCACAAGGCGGAAGCGGCCCCCGCCGAGGAGGAAGCTCCTTCTTGCCCACCTAAAAAACCCACCACTCGCAAGAGGACTAAAGAATGAGTATTGGAAACACTCGACGGACGCTAAGCGTCTTGTCTTTTGCGCCAAATGATGTTGTCACTGCCACTGGCAATGAAACAGGCGTCGACCTTCTTGAATTTGAAGGTGACATCACTCTGGTACTCGACGCTGAGGCGGGTGGCTCAGGAATCACTTACGCAGTCAAGGTTCAAGACTCTGCCGACAACAGCAGCTTTGCTGATGTAAGCGGTGCTGCTTTCACGACCACGACTGCTAATACTGCGCTTGTTGAAACTCTTACGGTTAACACCGACGAGATCAAGCGTTATGCGCGTGCTGTTATCACCGTTGCTGGTGGTACTGGTGCAGGTGCTGTAAGCGTTACCGCCTTGGGACGCAAGAAGTACAACTGATCCTGATTCATAGCCCTCGCATTCGCGGGGGCTTTTTGTATGACTCTTTCTTTCACTGAAGATCTAGACGCTTTTTTCGACACACCGGGATTCACAGTGCCAGTGGTCTTTGGCGCAATAACAAGCGTTGGTTACTTTGAATCTCCAAACGAGATCATTGCTGACGGAGTCGTGCTGACCACTGATTATGCAGTTGTGGTCAAAACTTCTGATTTTTCTGCGGTCACGCGAGGAGACACGGTAACCGTTGAAGGTGCTGATTACACCGTCAGAGAGCCAATGCTTTTGGACGACGGTAAAATCATGCGGATCATGCTTATGAAGGATTAAATATGACGACCAGGCGTGAAAACATTCTCTCTGCTATTGCTACGGCTCTTTCTGGCACTGCAGGAGTAGGCACCAGGATTTACCGAAGCCGGGTTGAGCCTTTGAGCCGGGCCGAGTCGCCTGCGATTGTGATTGAGCCAGTCAGCGACACTCCGCAGCAAAACACCAGTTTGCCGACTCTTGATTGGACTTTCAGGGTTCGCATCGTTGTCATAGAGCGAGCAACAGTTCCTGATCAGGCGGCTGATGACACGATTGAAAGTTTGCATTCAAAAATCATGGCCGACCTTACCCTTGGCGGTCATGCGATTGATGTAGAGCCAGCAACTACAAGTTTTCAGTTGCTGGAGGCAGACGAGCCGGCTGGGGTAATTTTCTGTGAATACGACATTCGCTATCGCACACAGGTAAACGATTTAACGCAGTAAAGCGCCCGAGCTACGCTGAACCTAACAACCCTCTGCACTTACCATGTTGGATGAACACACAGGCCAAGGCGGAACTTATCTGCTTGATCCTGAAACCGGCGTGCGTACTCTGATTCGCCGCACCCAAACCTCACCACAACAGTCACAGGAACAATCTGATGGCACTGCTAACCAGGAAACGAGTGATTCTGATCGAGGAGGAATCGACTTATAACTCTGATGCCGGTCCTGATGGTGCTGACGCGGTCCTTGTCAAGGACTTAAGCATTGTCCCTCAGCAAAGTGACGTGGTTAGTCGCGACTTGATTCGTCCTTACTTGGGCGCATCAGAGCAGCTGCTGGCGAACACTCGCGTTCAATGCACTTTTAGTGTTGAACTTGCGGGTTCTGGCACTGCAGGCACAGCGCCGCGCTTTGGAAAGGCTTTAAAAGCTTGTGGTTTTAGCGAAACAGTCGCTTCAGGGACTTCGGTGACCTATGACCCAGTCAGCGCAGCCTTCGACTCAGTCACCATTCACTACAACATTGATGGTGTACGCCACAAGGTGACTGGCGCTCGTGGAACTTTCGCGATTACCGCGAATGTCGGAGAAATTCCAACTATTGATTTCACGATGACTGGCGTTTATGTTGCGCCGGACGACAGCGCACAGCCATCGGTCACATACGCAAATCAGGCAACACCGCTCATTTTCAAGCAAGGCAATACGACTGGCTTGAATGTGATGGGGCTAACAACTGCCAAGTTGTCTAGCTACTCGCTAGACATGGGTAATGAAATCGTGTATCGAGAGCTGGTCGGTGGTAGCGGCGAGGTTCTGCTTACCAACCGTAACGTGACAGGCAGCGTTTCGATCGAAGCAGTTGCTTTGGCTACTAAGGACTATTTCGCTTTAGCCTTGGCCAACACGCTTGGGATTATTGAGTTCACTCATGGCACCTCAGCGGGGAACATCGTAAAGGTCGACTCTGCAAAGGCTGACATTAGTGATGTTTCCTACGGAGATCTTGACGGCATTGCGATGCTGGAGATTCCATTTACTGCAGTTCCGAGCACTACAGGCAATGATGAGATCGAGCTTGTTTTTACATAAGCTCGTCGTAGGGGGATGAAGGGAGCCCTTTGCGGGCTCCCTTTTTTTGTGTAAGCTGAGCCAGCTTATGCCCTTATCTAATGGCTTTTGTTCGTAAGAAGGTTAAAACCTTCAAGTGGCCGGTTCAAGTTCAAGAGCCCAGTGACACCAAGCCAGGAGAGTTTGAAACGTCTGAGTTTATTGCCATCTTTAAAAGAGAAAAGATGTCAAAGCTTCAGGACAGCAAGGATGATAGCAACATTGCGTTGATCAGGAAAGTTCTTGTTGGCTGGGAGGGGATCGTCGACGAGGAGGGAGAAGAAGTGCCATTCAGTGATGAGTTGCTTGAAGAGCAGGCGGATGACGCTGACTGGATCAAGGCTGTGTTGAATACTTATGCAGCGACTTACGCAGAGGCAGAGTCGGGAAACTAAAAGGAGCCGCTGCTTACTGGGCATCCGGGGGTTCTCCCGTTGAAGACAAGACCCAGGAGGATGCGGCTTGCTTTGGCCTCACTCTGCCTGCATCAGAACCAAAGGAGTCAAATGACTTTGAGGTTTGGGAAGAGAACTGGGATGCGGTAATGATTTTTCTCCGCATGCAGACCCAGTGGCAAGTGACTATGGGTGGTTTTATTGGTTTGAGATATGAGGTTTTATTGTGTTCCGGGGGCTTGTTTGACCTCTACAATGTGGAAGATCGTCGCGACACGCTGGAACGCCTTCAAATCTTGGAGGCAGCAGCTCTTAACGAACTGAGGAAGCGCTCTGATGGCAAAGGCAATTAGCACTCTTTCCATCAAGATTGAGGGCAAAGATTCAGGCGCTCAAGCGGTAATTGATAAAATTGGCAGCTCAATATCGAAGCTGAAAGTTATAGCAGGCCCTACGAATCAGACAATTCAAAAACTTAGGCAGCAAGTTTTAGGGATTGGCCGCGCAGGAAATAAAAGCATAGGTTCTATCGAGTCACAAATTGGCGCGCTGCGTGGATTAAGGAGGGAGGCTGATTTAAATAGCAGAGAGTTTAGGCAGTTAACTGAGGACATTGAAAGATATACCCAGAGGTTGCAAAAAGCTCAGGGTCAAAACAAGAAGGGTGGGCTTGGGGCGAGAGGAGTAACTCAGGTTGCTGGCGCCGTTGTTTCTGGCGGTATTTTTGGCGGTCCAGAAGGTGCATTAGGCGCTCTTGGTGGCGCGGCACTTGGAGGCGTTCAAGGCGCATTTGCAGGTGCAGCTATTGGCGCTCAATTGAAAGGATTAAGGGATGCTGCAGGTGCAGCTGGATCATATGCGGCTCAAATTGAAAAACTGAAAATTGCGCTGCAAGGTGTCACTAGGATTGAAGATGACGCTGCTGCCAGCCGCAGTCAATTCAACTTTGCAATTGCAGAGGCTCGTAGGCTTACTGAAGAGTTAAACATTCCACAAGCCGAATCAGTCGCAGGAATCACAAGATTAACTGCTGCTGTTAAGGGTGCAGGCGGCCCTCTAACTGATGCAACTCTCACGTTTAGAAACGTAAGCACAGCCATTAAGGCAACTGGCGGTTCTAGCGAAGACGTGAAAGGCGCGATTACTGCGATGGTGCAGGTCTTCAGCAAGGGCAAGGTAAGCGCTGAAGAACTCTCCGGGCAGCTCGGCGAACGCTTGCCTGGAGCGGTCACAGCCTTTGCGAAGGCGAATGATATGACGCTGCCTGAGTTGCAAAAAAATCTCAAGGCGGGAACAGTTGGCCTTGATGAGCTGATGAATTTTATCGTTGAGCTTGGTAATACTTATGGAGGAACAGCCCAGAAAATTTCAGACTCAAACGCTGATGCCGGTGCTCGTCTTCAGGTTCAGATCAAGGACTTGCAGGCAGCCGTTGGCGAAGGATTAGTGCCTATAGGCGCGCAATTCCAAGACGCATTTGGGCGTTTTATTGAGGAGATAACGCCAACTCTGGCAGATGTCCTGCCGAAGATAGCTCAATTTTTCTTGGATATAGCCAAGAATCTCGACAAAGTTTTGCAAGTCTCGCTGGTCATATTGGCTGCAGTCACTGTCGGAAAAATTACCGCAATCGTTGCATCAATCGGAGGATTGGCTCAGGTTCTCTTTACGCTTAAATTGAATGCAATAGTTGCTACGAAGGCTCTTGTTGGCCTAAATGCAGCTGCGCTGTTAAATCCTTATACGGCATTAGCGGCAGGAGCAGCGGCTCTTGCGGTAGCAATATTCAAGGCAGCAAACGAGCAAAGT